GCGGCGGACGTTGGAAAGTGCCCGGCATGATGGTAGGAAGTCGTAACGGTTTAGCGGTTTATGATCCTGAAGTGCCTGTATCCATGGACACTACAACTCTGTTTGCAAGTGACCGTGATGTTTTTGTTTTCTTAGTTGATGATCGTAATCCAATTGAAGTTGGCAAATTACCAAACGGTGAGCCAGATTTAATGTTCAGGGGTTTTTACGCTTGGAATAGTGAAACAGGAAGTAAAACAGCCGGCATTGCGGCGATGTATTTACGCGGCGTTTGCATGAACCGTAATTTATGGGGCGTAGAAAATTTTGAGGAAATTAAAATCCGTCATACAAAATTTGCACCTGATAGATTTGCAATGGAAGCTAGACCGGCTTTGCAGTCGTTTGCAAATGGTTCTACACATTCGTTTATTGAAGGCGTTCAGGCGGCAAAAGATGCGCGCATTGCTAAAGATGATGAGGAACGTTTGGACTTCCTAACCAAAAGAGCGGGATTGTCCGGACGCATGGCAAAGGCGGCAAGTGCCAGACATTTTAAAGAAGAGGGCCGACCAGTTGAAACGGTTTGGGATGCGGCCCAAGCTATTACAGCAATTGCGCGAGACGTTCCACACCAAGACGCACGAATACAAGTAGAACGTAAAGCGGGCGCTTTATTGGATAAAGTAACGGCTTAAACCTTTTACATAATTTATAACGGGCCCGCATTATTGCGGGCCCTTTTTATTGGGGGCTTTACTTTTTATAAAGTTATCGCATATAATCCCACTAGCGGCGGGCAAGCCGCGTTAAATTTAACCTATGGAGAATAAAATGGAAAAACTATTTACAGCACAATTCAGACCGGCGGACATTCTTTTAGACCGCGTATTTAATCCGGCACGTGATCCGAATACAGGAAACCAAACGCTTGAATATTTAGGCGAAGCGTGCGGCATTATTCCAGATTTCTTTTTAAATGCGTGTTTAAAAGCTGAAGACGAAGACGGCATAACATTGCAAGTCATTTGTGATAATATGGATTATTATTACCAGATGGGCGGTTTCGGACAATATCCTTGGAAGGGCACACTAGACCACCGCGGCACCTATATTTCACAACATAAAGACGATGACCCAATGCCACCGATTGCACGGTTTGGCTTTCAAGACAAAGCTTATTGTTATGTTTATGATTATGGGGTTGTTTCGGTTCGTTTAGGTTTGGAGGGTGAATATAAAATTGCCCGCTTTGACTAAGCCCCCCTTATAACCAAACGAGAGCCCGCTTTTTAGCGGGCTTTTTTTATGCCTCTTTACTTTTTACAAAGTTATCGCATATAATCCCATCAACGGCGGGCAAGCCGTTTTAACTTAACTATGGAGAATAAAATGATAGAACTTAGAACAGATCAAGATTTTTTAGAAACATTAGCGGCGGATCATTTCGACGGCGGGCGCGGTTCAACAGCGGCCGACATTAGAGCGGCGGCAGACGATATTAGAAACCTGCGCGATTATGCAACAAACTTAGAGCGCGAGATTAAACGTGCAAAATCTGATATTGTAGAAGCCAGACAAACCCAAGCGGCGGACTTCTTATTTAATCTCATTAAAGCACAAGTCGTATTGTTAATAGAAGGCGAGGTTAAATCCCAAATTCAATCAGATGACTGGGATAATTATACAATTTGCACTATTCAAGATCGCATTGATAGCCTTGAAACAGATGTAGGCGATCTTAACAGTAAAGAAGCCAACGAAGATCAGATCAAGGACACCGTTAAAGAGATGATAACAGACGGTGATATTATCGTTAGCATTGATCACATGTAAGAGCTGGACATCACAACCAAACGACCGAGGCCTGCCATTGTGCAGGCCTTTTTTATTGCGCAGGGATAAACAGTTAAACAAACCGGCCCAAGGGTCGAGACCCATTACCCAAACCTACCGGCGCGCGTATCGTGGCCACTAGATCAAGGTCAGCGGGCACCAGTTATAGGACCTTGGCCCGTGAATATTAAATGCCAGGCAACGTTAAAAATGTTAGAGCTGGGGACCGTTAATTAAAATCCCAGTGAATTGTCCAATGGCCGTAAACCGTGAAAAACGGCTTGGGTCCCTTCCATATCGGGTCAAAATCCATGATTTAAGCCAAAAAATCGCGAAAATCGCGCCGCGGCACGCGGTCTGCGGCGGAGGCGTAAAGGCCATGTTTCTCACAAATATTCATTAGTTATTTGCAACGAGCGTTAACTGTCCTATAATAGCCCTTAATATCGCATATGTTTCACGTGAAACAATTTATAAAAAAATAGCTAGGGTCCCCCATGAACGCTACCCAGAACACCATGTTAGATGACAAAAAATTAAAATTAGAATTACGTCTTGCGCAGATCATGAAGAACGAGAAATGCCAAAATGATTTTTTAATTTTTGTAAAAACTGTGTGGCCTGACTTTATCGCGGGCCGTCATCATAAGATCATTGCGGAAAAGCTAGAGCGCGTGGCCCGTGGGGAGTTGAAGCGTTTGATCATCAACATGGCACCGCGGCACACGAAGAGTGAGTTTGCGTCTTATTTGTTTCCTGCGTGGATGATGGGCCGTAATCCGAAGATGAAGATCATTCAGGCGACGCACACGACAGAGTTGGCGGTAAACTTTGGTCGTAAGACTAAGAACTTGATTGAGAGTGATGATTACAAGGATGTGTTTCCGGGAGTAAAGTTGGCGGCTGACAGTAAGGCTTCTGGTCGGTGGGACACGAGCAGTGGTGGAATGTATTATGCTGTTGGTGTTGGTTCCAACTTAGCGGGACGTGGTGGTGATTTAATTATTATTGACGATCCACACTCGGAGCAGACGGCGATGTCGAACAATGGTTTTGACGATGCGTGGGATTGGTATACGGGTGGCCCTCGTCAGCGTTTACAGCCGGGTGGTTCTATTGTTTTGGTTCAAACTCGGTGGTCAGAGAAGGATATGACGGGTCAGTTGATGCGGGCTCAAGCGAAAGACAAGTCTGCGGATCAATGGGAAGTTGTTGAGTTGCCTGCAATATTTGAGGACGGGACGTCTTGTTGGCCGGAGTATTGGAGCTTAGAAGATTTGACCGCGGTTAAGGCTTCTATTCCTCCGAGCAAGTGGAATGCGCAATATCAGCAAAATCCTACGGGTGAGGAGAATGCGATAATCAAGCGCGAGTGGTGGAAGTTGTGGGAACAAGATAAGGTCCCCCAGCTAGAATATGTAATACAAAGTTATGATACTGCTTTTAGTAAGAAAGAGACTGCTGATTATTCTGCGATCACGACATGGGGGGTATTTTATCCAAATGAGGGTGGTTCGGGTCCTAATTTAATTTTGTTAGATAGTAAAAAGGGACGGTGGGATTTTCCTGAGTTGAAGCAGGAGGCTTTAGAAAATTTTAATTTTTGGGAACCTGACACGGTTATTATTGAGGCAAAAGCTTCAGGGACCCCTTTGACGCAGGAATTACGAAATATGGGTATTCCTGTAGTAAATTTTACACCGAGCCGCGGAAATGATAAGGTGACGAGAGCGCATAGTATAGCGCCGTTATTTGAAGCTGGTATGGTTTGGGCCCCTGACGAAATGTGGGCTGAAGAGTTAATTGAAGAGGTTGCGGCGTTTCCAAATGGAGAACATGATGACTTGGTTGATAGTATGACACAGGCTCTTATGCGCTATCGTCAAGGTAATTTTGTACAATTACCAACAGATGACTGGGAAGATGAAGAAAACTCTGCTAAAGTGCGATTGTATTATTGAGGATTACTACAGATGTCGGACGTTGAAAAAGGTTTAGGGGCTATATTTATGGACATGTTACCGTTCAACGATCCCGAAGGTGACTTTCCTGTGCCAATAAACGCGGCCAAACAATCTTTTATATCTAGTTCGGGGCGCATGGATTCTGAAAGTAAGGGTGCTTTTTATCCTGAAGGGACCCCTACGTTTTTTCAGAGGTTGGCAAATGAGTATAATTATCCGGTTGGGATTATGCCTGAAAGTGGAAGGATTGGTATTGATCCGTTGTACGGGGATACTCGTTTGGATCGGCCTCGTTCGGACTTACCTAACCCCCAAGAGCTTCGTGACACGCGAGGCCACATGCTTGGTTCGGCCTTACTTGCAAAGCAGTATGGCCCAGAGACCGCGCTCAAAGCTGGTAATTTAAGAGAGATGTTCACAAACAAGCTTCATGCTGCTATGGATAAGAGAAACAATGCTGTTGGGATCAACTTATTTAAGGCGGCAGGCATTAATGCGACTCCCGAACAGCTTGCGCAGTCTGTAGACGCTGCTATCTTTGAGCAGCTCGATTTAATTTTGGGCCGGGCCCCGAAGGAACGTAAAAGGCGCAGTTCCTCAGAAGCTACGGTACCTGACGTTTATTTTCCGCGAGATGACCAAGGTCGTCTAATTTCGGACCATTAGGAGAGACCATGGCTAGAGAACCAATAAATGGATACCAAAGTAGTTTAATGGACAATAACGTCCCATCTCAAATTGACGAAGACGTATTGAAAGCGGAGATGGAGATTGAAATCCCAGATTCGCAAAACGACGTTATGGCGATGATTGATGCCGATAATGTTGATGAAATAGAGATTAGTGAGACGGAAGACGGGGGTGTTGAGGTTGATTTTGATCCACAAGATCAACGTGGCGAGGATGGAGATTTTTATGTCAACTTAGCAGAAGAGATGCCTGACCGTGAGTTGCAACGCATTTCTGGAGAATTACTTAGTGAGTATGATGCAAACAAAGCCAGTCGTCAGGATTGGGAAGATGCGTATTCTAGTGGTTTAGACCTCTTAGGTTTTAATTACGAAGAAAGAGCGCAACCTTTCCGTGGGTCCTCTGGCGTGACACATCCTCTACTTGCCGAAGCGGCAACACAATTTCAGGCACAAGCCTTTAATGAGCTACTTCCTGCTAGTGGACCTGTTCGTACTGTCGTTATGGGCGAAGAGACGCGGGCCAAGTCTTCTCAGGCGCAACGCGTGAAGCAATTTATGAATTATTACATCACAAGTGTCATGGAGGATTATACTCCTGACATGGATCAGATGTTGTTCTATTTGCCGCTTGCTGGTTCTACTTTCAAGAAAACATACTACGATGAGGCTCTGGGACGCGCTGTAAGTAAGTTTGTCCCTGCGGAGAACTTGGTTGTACCATACGAAACCGCGGACCTCGAAACATGTCAGAATATTACGCAAGTTGTTCGAATGTCCTTAAACGACTTACGCAAACGTCAGATTGCGGGCATTTACTTAGATGATGTGGATGTTATTCCGTCACAACGTGAAGTGACAGGTGTTGGAGGAGAGATTGATCGTATTGACGGTGTTGAGCCGGGATCGATTGATTACGACTGTACTATTCTGGAATGTCATGTTGATTTAGATTTAGAGGGTTATGAAGACTTAGATGATGACGGGGAGCCTACAGGCATCCGTATTCCTTACATTGTCACTCTTTCCATGGACAACGGGCAAGTTTTATCTGTTCGTCGTAATTGGAACGAAGAAGACGAGCGTCGTAAAAAAATACAATATTTTACACACTACAAGTTTTTACCCGGGTTTGGCTTTTACGGCCTTGGTTTAATACACACCATAGGCGGTTTGTCACGAACCGCCACTTCGGCACTGCGACAGTTAATCGACGCCGGTACGTTGTCCAATCTCCCTGCGGGTTTCAAAGCTCGCGGACTACGGATCAGAGACGATGATGAACCGTTGCAGCCCGGTGAGTTCCGCGATGTGGACGCTCCCGGGGGCGCTATTCGTGACAGCCTTATGCCGTTGCCCTTCAAGGGTCCCGACCAAACACTGTTTCAGTTGTTAGGTTTTGTGGTCCAAGCGGGTCAACGGTTTGCGACAATCACTGACTTAAAAGTGGGTGATGGTAATCAGCAAGCGGCTGTTGGCACAACCATGGCAATGATGGAGCAAGGCTCGCGGGTCATGAGTGCTGTACATAAACGTTTACATTACGCAATGCGGCAAGAGTTTAAGATTTTGGCGCGTGTCATGTCTGAAAGCTTACCGCAAGAGTATCCGTACTCCGTGGCGGGTGCTGACGCAACAATCATGCGTGAAGACTTTGATGATCGCGTAGACGTTGTTCCAGTAAGTAATCCTAATGTATTTAGTCAGTCGCAACGTATTATGTTGGCACAAACTAAGTTGCAATTGGCTACACAGGCCCCTGAACTGCATAACTTGCACGAAGTTTACAGCGACATGTACGAAGCTTTAGGTGTAACCGATATTGATCGATTGTTGAAATCTGTTCCAGCGGATACGGAAGAACCGCTCGATCCGGCACAAGAAAACATAAATGCACTCGACATGTTACCTTTAAAAGCATTTGAAGGTCAAAATCATCAGGCGCACATAATGGGGCATTTAGTCTTCGGGTCAACCCCTATTGTGAGTGGGTCCCCCATGATCGGCATGTCTTTGCAAAAGCACGTGATGGAGCATGTACAGATCGCGGCCCGCGAACAAGCGGCCGTTGCTTATTTACAACAGGTGCAACAACAAGGCGGTCAGCCCGCAGATGCCGAGCAGATGTTAGAAGTCGAGAAGATGACAGCACAATTTATTGCCGAAGGCTTACAGCAACTCAAAGAGCTTTCCAATCAACTTTCTGGCGCAGGCGCTCCCGATCCACTGGTTCAACTCAAAGAAGCAGAGTTACAACAAAAAGCGGCATCCGATCAGGCAGACAATCAAATCGATCAAGCCAAGTTACAGTTGGATTCACAGAACCAGCAGATGCGTGGCCAGCAATTCCAGCAACGCTTACAGTCTCAAGAAGAACAGACCGACAAGCGTATCGATTCCGCTATGCAACGTGAACTTCTAAAACAACAGAGTAAACCACAATAACATGTTACGGTATATCTTAATTTCATTGCTTGTATTAATCGGTAGCCCTTTGGTTGCCGATGATACTATCAGGACTGAGACTACCGTAATATCGGATGGGGAGATGGATACCACTATTAACAGTCCACCACCATCAGCTATATCACCTCAGATTAGCGCAAGTAATTCTGACTTGTGTACTGTAGGTGTAGCTGGCGCAGTTCAGACACAGATACTAGGCATATCGGCAGGTCGCACTGTACGTGACATGAACTGTGAAAAATTAAAAAACGCCAAAACCATGTACGATATGGGGATGAAAGTGGCAGCCGTGTCCGTAATGTGCCAAGACAAAAGAGTGTTTGACGCAATGCTCAACGCGGGGACGCCCTGTCCCAAGGATGGATTGGTGGGAGATAAGGCTAGGATAGCTTGGGAAATGCAAGCCGAAATCGACGAAAT